ACAATTTTTTGATTTTTTTGGCGGATTTTCCTAAATATTCCCCCCATTGCAAAAGAAAATAAATTCATCGTTTTTACAATTTCGCGAATTTATTATTTACCTAAAAAAGAATATAAAGAGAAATTTATGTGGTTATGAGATAGCCTTTTTAGCTTAGTGGTAGAGCACTGGTCTTGTAAACCAGAGGTCGTGAGTTCAATTTAGTGTCAGGCAGAAAGTACCTAGAAGTGATTTAGTAAAAATAAAATTATTTTCATTCAAATAATTTTATTATCATACATGCAGCTAAATAAATTTATAGTATATTTCATTATTTTTAAAATTCTTGGTTTAGGTACTTTCTGCCTGCCACTGGTTCAATTCTCACAGAAGGCATCGCTTTATTTATTTTACACCTTTTATAGAAGGTGTAAAATTATAAATCATTTTCAATTTCAGGCATTAGTCCACATAGTATTATTCAAAATTGCGAAATATTAAACTTGCACGCACCTGCGTTGATTTATCAGTGGGAATAGAATGCAACCAATAATTGTTTGTAGGATAATTGATTATACATAGGTCACCTTTATCCAACATAACATCAATATTTTCAAAACCATTCCTTTCAAATCTCATAATGCGTGATTCTCCAAGTGAAATACTTGCTATTTTTGTACCTTCATTCATTTCTTTATCTTTATGAGGATTTATACCAACTTGTCCTGAATTGTAAATTTGCAGAACACATGTGTTATATTGTTGTTCAGTTGTTATAGATATTTTATCACGTAATTCTTTAAATTCTTGTTTCCAAGGATTCACTGGCGTTTTTATAATTTTTCCTCTAATTGTAATTATGTATTCTTTTATGTCTCCATAAATTGTTTTATTTCTTTTTTTTGAAGGTTGTCCTGCTTTTGTTACTAATGGATATTTCATATGGACAGGATCCGTTAAAATGGTCTTTAATAACTCAGTTGAAATATTTTCTTCCAAATATTTTTTATAAATAACTATGTTTAATTCGTCCAAAGGATTGGAATATTGTTCTATCATTTTTAGTTTATTTATTTGTTTTACACCTTTGGACAAAGGTGTAATATGTATAAATCAAATCAATTTTTTATTTACTATGCCGCCTACTCCTTGTTTTTTTACTTTTACGAATTCTACCAGCTTTTTGTGACTGTTTACGTGTGGATATAGACGCTGAACCATAAAAGGGCTTGTATATCTCAATATCATACCTGTCGTACACTTTTTCCATTTCATCTTCTTTTATTGTTTTATTCCATGAGGAAATTTTTTTGAATAGGTTTTCGTTTTTCTCGGGATGTATCTCTCTTTTTATATTTTTGAAAGAGAGAGAAGGAGTTTCGTGAATAATCTTTTCATTTGGAATTCCATAATATTCTGTGAATACTCTATCAAAAGTTCCATATTGCATATCTTTTTTATTCAACCCCAAGAGAGAAACCAGTTCATCTAATTTTTCTTCACTGGTACAATCCACTTCCATATATATAGGCAGCCCTGGAACAATGTCAAAAGTAATCTCATGTGCTAATGGGTGACTCCATTTTTCTCTCATTGTTTCTTGTTCTGACATTTTTTCCAGACCAATAGATTCTAGAAATTTTACACCTTTTTCATATGATTCGGTTATAGTTACCTCATATTCATCAGGGAATTTTTTGTCTTTATTAAATATTTTGGTAGTCATGGTAGTTTTCTCTCCTTCTTTACGAATACGAATGAATCCATTCTCTCCTTTACAATGTTTGTATTGGACACGATGATATATTGTTGGTTTATGAACTTGTTTAGCACCCACCGAGAGAAGTTTCTTTTTCATAGAAATAATATCTACATGAAGAAATTTGGCTTCAAATTCTCTTGGCATTTATTTTATTTTATTTTATTTGTCTTTATTTATGTTTATTTGTGTTGGGTTGGTGTATGATATAAGTTTCCTACATATATCATAGAATAAATTATATTATATTTTTCTCTTCTTTTTTGTTTTGTTTGCTTTGGTTGATTTTTCTTTTTTTATTTCACTTGAACTTGTGTGTGAAGTTGGTTCTTTTAGTGTTTTATTTTTCCCGTCCCTTTTTTTATATTCATTTCCAGGTCGATAATTTAAAAAATGTTCTTCAAATTCTCTCGTATCCTTTTTTTTTGACAATTCCATAAATTTTTTACTTTTTTCCGCACGCATTTCTTCCAAGGTATGTTCGTGTCCGTAGCAGTTGATACTAAAACGCTTCAATAATCCTTTTTGTTTTAGTCGATTTTTTTGTTGCACGTGAAATAAATATTGTGACATGCAAATAATACGATCGGTATCATAATAATCACGATTCGCATATAAAAAAGACAAATAAAAACTCAACATGGTATCAATAGTTGCTATTTTTATTTTTAGTTTTTCAACTTCAATGACGTTGTAAGAATAACAATGCAATGGTTTGTAAATAAAGGCAATAGTATCATCTCCAACTTTAATTTCATAATGTTCTGGTAATACATCATCAATTGATTCTCTCTTTATTAGTTTAATATCGGTTATACCTGGTATTTTTTCCAAACGAAGTTTTATGATTTCTGCTGTGGTTTCTGGATCGTCTGCAATTACATCAAAATCAGGTATATGTTTGAATTGTTCTTTCATTTTGATAGGCATATATGCAGAATAGAGAGAAATCGCATAACCTCCAAAAAAAACCACCTTTTGTTGAATGAATGTTTGTTTTACCGTATTATATATTTCTTCAATGACATCTTTACTCATTTGTTTATCACCCATTTTTCTCTGGAATTCAATACGACTACATTGTTTTTGTGTCAAAGGATAATGTTTATTCAAGAGAGAAAGACGTTTATGTACCTTCATCCATCTATCTGTATCTCCCATAGGTCTACTTAATTCCCCATACATTGACATTCTTAAAAAATTGGGAGGGGTATAACGGATACCATTTACTAGTATTGCTTCTTTCTTTATTGCTTCAAATAATGTCTTATTTATTTGCGTAACATCAAAAACAGGTAGATAATTTACAAAAACCTTGTAAGTTCCATAATGTTGTCCTGCTTTGGCTTCTATCTCTCTATATCCCTTTTTATAGAATAAATTTGCCAATTCTTTGGCGTCATCTAGTGCCCGAGTAGAAAAAACATCATAATCTGCTAAATCTACTGAATTGTCATAAAATTGGTCCTCTTGTGGAAGAATATTGTTAATTGCTATTCCGCCATAAGGAATCAAGTTTTTCTTCTTGATGAACTCCTCTACTATTCTTATCATATTTTTAATATCTGGCGACGAAACAATGCGTTTATTCACCTTTTTTTGAGCTAAATCAACCGCATTACGTAGAAGTGCTGTTTCACATTCCTCATAAGACATATCCTCAGAACATATTTCATCCGTTGACATTTATTTATGAATTCTGGAATTCTGGATTTATATTGCTTATATTATTGTAATAAAAAAATATTATGCTTTCATGTTATACAATCCATTGGGGTCTGTATAAGTTACTGGACCATAACTCAATTTTTTGTCAGGCTTAGGTGGGTCAGGAATGGTAACGGGTATATATCTCAATTTTGCAGGTTTCAATACAAACGCAAAACCACTATCATTGAAAAATTTATTATCTATTTCTAGGTTAGTATCTAAATGTTGATAACGCATTGCAACCATTTGACATCCAACCGCACGTGCAAAAAGACAATTAGGGTTGGACGGGTTTGAACCTACATCAGGTGTTACAATAGTCATATTCATTTTATTGAATTGAGTCAATTCATCCATGTTGGGAGTATTTACAGTTTCATAATTGGTTTGTAAATATAATATGGGAGAATTGCTTGTAATGTTTACATATTCTAAAAAGGCGTCATTTTCTAAAAAGGCAGGATTTGTATTATCTACTATAATAACAATCTTATTGCAGAGGTCAAGCAACTTAACTGAACCTAAATTATGGTTTACGCGCGGCTTTCCAGTTGTATTTACTGCATTCGGCGAGTATCCACTATATTCATAACTATATTTAGGGCCTAATAAATATGTGTCGAGAGATTTTAATAAATTGGCAAAGTTGGTATACATTTGTTGATTCGTGCTTTTAATGCGAAAGTGCAATATAACTGGGTCAGTTGAATTGGGACACATACCTCCTGCAAATACATAATTTTTCAATGTAAGAAGCACTTGTGACATGGGAACATAGTTGTATGTTTCTTTAACATAATTGCTTTTTTCAGTAGATGTTGCCACAACGGGTTGGTTGTCAATAGAATATATTTCAAAATCAAATGCACGGACACCTTGTTTTATTAAATCTATCAACACATTGATTGAAACAAAATCATTTTTATAATCTCCACCAGAACAAGCATTATAAGCTGTTTTTATATAATAGTCGCGCAAATTATAAGTATAATTATTTTGTCCTTCTGCGGAGAGATTTTTACTAGACTGTATAGTTGTGATTTTACCATTTAAATTTCCATATAATTTATTTATCGCTGCCACCTCTTTATTTTGCAAATTTTTAATATGTACGTATTGCCATATAATTAATATAACTGCGACAACAATCAAAACAATAATTATAATAGAAGCAGTATTTTGATCTATGGCTTGAATATTTTTAACAGGGTCGGACATGAAATGAGAAACATTTTGTGCGGCATTTTTAACATATTCTCCTGTGGAATCCATTTATATAACAAAGACAAAGAAATATAAATACAAATATAAATAAAACACAAAAGTTATATCTTCTAATATAATAAATATATAAAAATATTAAGACAAAATATACAATCTTATATAATCTTATAAACTTTTATTATAAAAAAATGGCAGGTGGTTTATTAAATCTTGTGTCCGAAGGAGGTCAGTCTATCATATTGTTTGGTAATCCATCCAAAACTTTTTTTAAAACAACCTATGCTAAAACAACACCTTTTGGATTGCAAAAATTTCGTATAGACTATGAGGGTTCTCGAACATTAAGATTAACAGAGGAATCCGTATTTACATTTAAGATGAAACGGTATGGCGATTTGTTAATGGACTGTTACTTATCTGTTGATTTGCCTAATATTTGGTCGCCTATAATGCCGCCCTCGCCGGACCCATTTGGTGTAGACCCATCCGGGGCTGGTACCGGATATAAATGGATACCTTATGAATTTAAATGGATAGACGATATAGGTGCTAAAATGATATCCAAAATTTCTATTACATGTGGTAACCAAACTCTGCAAGAATATAGTGGCGACTACTTGTTGGCCCAAGTGCAGAGAGACTTTAATGGCACCAAGAGAGATATATTTAATCGTATGTCTGGAAATGTGCCTGAATTGAATGATCCTGGAAATTCAGGAGCGCGAGTCAACTCATATCCAAATGCGTACTATACAGATTATGTGAATGGTCCAGACCCATCTATATACGGCCGTACATTGTATGTACCGTTGAATTCATGGTTTGGATTGAAAAGTCAAAAAGCATTTCCACTTGTTTCTCTCCAATACAATGAATTAATGATTACAGTTACATTGCGTCCTATATTCGAATTATTTAGAATTCGTGATGTATTTGATACTTATTATAACTACCCTTATGTTTCACCTAATTTTAACAAATGGTGGATGCAAATGCATCGATTTTTACAACCGCCACCAGATTTATCTTTGAATCAGTATTCTTATGTAGATACAAGAGGCGTTTGGAACGCGGATATACATTTGAATTGTACATATGGTTTTCTCTCCAATGATGAATCAAGACTATTTGCAACACACGAACAAAAATATCTGTTTAAGCAAATCCAGCAAAAAATATTTTATAATGTTACTGGTGCAAATAAAGTACAACTTGAATCACTTGGATTAATCTCTGGTTTTTTATTTTATTTTCAACGGAGTGACGCTAATTTGCGTAATGAGTGGAGTAATTATACGAATTGGCCGTATAAATATTTACCACAAGACGTAACACCTGCATCAACCGATGGTTCCTATAATGTTTGGAGAGTAGATGTGTCTAATAATATTGTTACAAATGTGCTTGTTCCAATAGGCGCTGGTGTAAATCCTGATGGTACATTGACCGGGTGGATGGTTACAGGCAATTACAATCAACAAAACATGTATAATATATTATTAACAATGGGGATTGTTCTGGACGGGCAATATAGAGAGAATTTACAACCTGTGGGGGTATTTAATTATATTGAAAAATATACAAGAACTCAGGGGGCGGCACCAAGTGGCTTATATTGTTACAATTATTCTTTGGATAGCGGTTCGCTAATTTTAGATAACCAGCCCTCGGGTGCTATCAATATGAATCGGTTTCATAATATTGAATTGGAATTTACAACTATTGTTCCTCCATTAGACCCGTTGGCACAAGTATTAAATATATGTGACCCAGCCACAGGACAAATAATAGGTGTGAATAAACCTAGTTGGCGTATATTTGATTATAATTTTGACATGTATTATTTTGAAGAGAGAATCAACATGGTTTCCTTTGTGGGTGGAAACTGTGGACTCATGTACGCAACTTGATTGTCAAAGTAGTGTATGTAAGTCCTCGCGCCACCTCACCCCACCCCTATCCAATAGTCTTCTTTTGCAAATGTTGAGGAAGTTAAGGTCTATCCGTGTTTTTGTATCCATACATTCTTTGCGGATACAAAAACGTGGATTGCCTATATCCTTAAATACATTTATTCGCGAATATAGATTATTTTTATTTATTTTATTACTGAACATGGTAATAAAATAATGTCTACATATTTATACAAATTGTTAAGGTCTATCCGTGTTTTTGTATCCGCAACGAATGTATGGATACGAAAACATGGATTGACCTTGAATATTTATTTTTATTTGAATATGTTACCATTTAATAAATGTTTTGAATTGCCTTGACAATGTGCGCTAATCGCACGTATCAATGTATTATTTTCAGTTAAATAATATTTATTTTTTGTGTCATTTATTTTTTGGAATATTTTTTTGATTCCATTTTCTAATTGAAATGTATTTTCTCCGTTGAATCCATATCCACCGTGTATATGACTATCGAAAACAACGTGTTCCTTATTTATATAAAGTAACTCACTTAAATCTGCAATGTTTTCTATTAATTTTTCAGAATAAAGTAAATAATATAATGTCATGTCGCAAATTCCGCCTCGTATATAATTTGTTTGATGCCATTCAATTTTTGGATAAATTAAATATAGTTTCGTTTTATGTTTATAAATATCAAAACACAGTTCAATAAATTTATCACAAAAATGCATATTTAATAGTGCAGTGTGAATAGAACCTACCATGTGAAACTTATTTGATTCATTATGAAATTTTTGGATATAGTATGCGATATTGCTCTCATTTGTAAAAATATTGTTTATATCATCAAAAATAACGCAGTCGCTGTCTAAATGAAATACTTTGGCATATTGTTTTTTTAATAAGAAAAACTGTTTTAGATAAAATACCCTTAAAAAACAATAAAGCTCATAATCATATGAATTTCCGCTATAATTTTGAAAAACATCCTTAAAATCTATTACATCTGATGAACCCAGGTCATTAATATGAATATGTTCTACATTTGAATTATTTGTAAATGTATCTTTGTTTGAGTCATCTCCAATTACATAAACCTTGTTTGTTTTAGAGTTTATATTTACGCAATTTATAAAATAATCATTATTGTTATTTGTATGAAAAATAACAACTGGAATCATTTTTAGTTCAATATAATTATTACGATAATTATCTTTAATAGATAATTTTAATAATTATAAGGCAATGCGCCGCCTTCTTTGAATTCTCCTGACAATGTATATTTCTCTGGATATTTCAACATGTCATGAAATCGAGAAGATGAAGGTTTAAATCGTTTATCATATAACATATATGATGTATCAAATGGCGACTTCCATTCATTAGTGCCGAGAGAATATTCAGGAGGTTTAGTAAATTCAGGATAAAACATATTTGCATCAATACTACTCATGCTTTCATTATATTTTTGATGTTTTGTTTTTTTCTCTCCAATTCCAATACCAACACCAACAGTGTAATTTGTTGTGTCTAGTGTTGGATACTGTTTTTGATTATGTTGTGGTTGCATACAACCTTTGCAATCTGAATCTGTTTGACATTGCTCTCCTGTTAAAAGACAACTAGACATTGACGTGCATGGATTGTGACATGTAACATTGTTTTGAAATGGCATATTTACATTATTTATATTTATATTTTCAAAACATTCTTGGACGTAGTGATGTGTAGACAAAAATTTCGACCATTGAAACAATATGACAAGTAAAAAAACAACAATTAAGGAAGAAGTAACAGTACGTATATTTTTCATTGTTGTAGTTTAATGAATTATATTTTATTCCTGTAATATAGCAATAAAATATTTTGTTTTTGTTTCTTTTGATTTTATTTTATTTTGAGTTTATTTTTGTTTAAATGACGGTAGCACCTAAAACACCAATAGAAGAAAAGAAGGAAAAACAACAACCGGTTTCTACTATCCAGGATAAATTACAAGATTTTTATAAAAGTATAGGCATTACTCTTGCTACTCTTGTATGGACGTTTGTTATAGGTTCACGCGTGGTTTATGCTTGTAAAGTAGCACAATCCGGTATATTGCCAACTAATATAACTTGTATGCCATATGATAAAACGCCTATACAATATGAAAGTGCAGAACCTATTTGTGATATAGATGTAAAATATGTATATAATAAAGAAACAAAGTCTTATACACCATATTCCACTAAAATATTTTTTCCTATTGACGACCAAGTTACAGATGGTTATTATTTTATTAAACTAATTAGAGAGACTGAGAATGATCCGCATGTAAGTCCAATGATGAAATATTTATGTGTTGTGTTAAAAAACATTTTCGTATTTCATTTCGGTTTGGTAAGTGGAATTTTAAATTTTATGAATCAAACCTTTAACGAGTCTACTATTATTATTCTTGGACCTTATTTGTTAAAGTTTTATTTAGCATTCGCTTATATGATGAATATGATTGTATGCTTTATTATTTGCATTATAAATGCAGGTTGGTTATTTAAATCTAATAAAAATAATGACGAGTATTTTATTCACAAGAAACTGGATGAACCTGTGTGGAGAAAGTGTAAAGTATTCGAAAATTGGAAAAATCTATTGGGTACATTGTTGTATTTGGTTATTGTTTTTTGGATTGTCATTTTCATGTGTTTTAGTCCAATTGCAACTATCATTGCTTTTATGGCAGTGTTTATTCCTTTATTCGGTAAAGGTGCCAAGATTGTTCCACCAGATAAACAAGAGAGGGATAGTATACCTCAAAGCGACTGGACGCCTTATGGATATATGCAATCGTTAAAGGGTTTATTGGCAACAAAAATCCATTTTTTCATGTTTTTATTTGGAATGAGCACGACTGTAAATGCATACAAGTATATAGGTTCTGGTGCAGGTGCGTTTATTCTCATAGCTACGGTAATATTTTTATATCATACTATGAATAAATCGGAAACAGTCCCTAGTTTAGCTACATCTCCATTATCTGGCTTTGATAGAAATGAAAAAACACATCAAATAAGAATAGTAAGTGCTGCTGAGAAATTACGTGAAGAAACTGAACTTGCAGAAGAGGCGATACAGGATAAAAAAGAACAGGAAGAACGCGCAAAAGGTGGATTTGTTGGACTTTTGAAAAGTTGGGGAGTAACATGGTTTGACATTTTGGCAGGTCCAGATGAAAAATGTCCCAACATTGCCTCTGCCTCTGAATCTGAATTATTGCCAGATGCTAATGTCAATTCTTCACTCTCTAATACACATACCTCCACTACACATACCGCTTCAACACACCAAGGAAAAGGAACCGCCAATCCACTAGGACATACTGGACCGCGCCATAAAGGTGGTAGTAGGGATAATATACAAAAAAGAATACATGAATTAACCAATACTATTAAACGACGTTCTTTCAAAAAAACAACTTAAAGAATATATAATATTGTATATATATTTTCCTTTTATTTTCTTTCTATATATTTCATATCTATATCCCTTCTTTGAGTGTAAAAAATGAGTAAAAATAAGAAAAAACCCAAAAGATTTCCTATGGTAAGTTTGTGTACTCCAACATTTAATCGTAGACCTTTTATTCCGATTATGCTTCGTTGTTTTGCTATTCAAGATTATCCAAAAAATCGCATAGAATGGATTATTATTGATGATGGAACGGACCCAATTGATGACCTTGTAAGAGACATACCCCAAGTAAAATATTATCGTTATACCGAAAAAATGACATTGGGTAAAAAAAGAAATTTGATGCATGAAAAATCTAGTGGTGAAATAATAGTATATATGGATGATGATGATTATTATCCTCCTCAACGAATCAGTCATGCCGTAGAAACATTGTTAGCAAATCCGAAGGCATTGTGTGCGGGTTCAAGCGAGATGCATTGTTATTTCAAGCATATAAATAAAATGTACCAATTTGGACCTTATGGACCAAATCATGCAACTGCTGCAACCTTTGCATTTAGACGAGAGTTATTGAAACAAACTAAATATGAAGAGGATGCATGTTTAGCAGAAGAAAAAAAGTTTTTGAAAGAATATACTATTCCATTCGTCCAATTGGAAACGACCAAAACTATTTTGATATTCTCTCACGATCAGAATACTTTTGACAAAAAAATATTAATAAGTGGCGATAATAGTGGTAATCCCTTTGTAAAAGAAAGTCCCAAACAAATAGAAGATTTTATAAAAGAAAAGGATATTACACAGTTTTTTACAGTGGATATTGATAAACAACTGGAAAAATATAAACCAGGAAGTTTGGAGAATAAACCAGATTGCATAAAACAGTTGAATGAAATAAAAGAAAAGAGAGAGCTTCAAACACAAGTGCAACAAATGCAGCAACAAATGCAGAAAATGCATAACTATATACAACAATTACAGCAGGAGATGCAACAAGCGCAAAATTATATTGCTGAATTGAACGAAGAAAAGAAACAGCTTTCCGAGAAAAACGACCATTTGAATAAAAAAATAACGGAATTAATTACACGGCGAATCGAGGAGTCACGAGTAAATTAGGGGGTTTATCCATCCTTGGAGCCATCCCTTTATTATAGTGGTAAAAATATAATATATATATATTATTTTATGTATATATTATAAGATAGATTTGGTGTATAATTACTAATGTGTCTTATTTTTTTTAAAAAGGTGAATGGTGACAATATACTATTTAAACATAGGGATAAAAAATATAAAACAGGTATTCAAATAATTCATGAAATACGTAATGGAACTGAAATTGCTTATATTTATGATGTTGAAACAGGGTGGATTGAAGGAATAAACGAATATGGTATAGGAATTGTAAGTAGTCAAATTATGAGTAGTAGTACAATTAGTGGTACAAGTAGTAATAACAAATCAATAAAAGGTCAACAAATATTAAATAGTTTATCACATGCAAATATATCAACTATTATTCAAACTTTATTAAGACCAGTTGAAAATACATCTAATCTGGAAGGAGGTCATAATATTATTTGTTCTGATAACAAATGTTTTCATATAGAACATAACAAAAACACAACAAATAATGATAAAATAAATTTTATCATAAATGAGCTTGAAAACGAATCCGTTTTTACAAATATTGGTGTTGATGTAATAGACAAAGAAACAACCGATTTTACAAAACTCTCTTCTACATTAAGAAAAAAAATTGCACTGCATGAATTAAAAACAAATAAAGTAGAAGATTATGAACAATTATTTCGAATTATGAGTAAAAATTATAAAAATTTAAATCCTCTTTTCCATCTTTATAGAGATGGAAGAAAGACATTATTACAAAAAATAATTAGACTATTTAGTATTGAAAAACCACCACCGCCAGTAAAAACATTATGCCAATTGTTATTAAACGTCAATAAAAAAGAATTGATTTATAAATATGACAAAGAATATGGACTTTTTTTAGGTGTTATAAATAAGTTACCCAAGGGTTATAACCCTATTATAAAAGTACGAGTAAACCCAACATTTAAAAATTATACTGTTGAATATTTGACATTAAACGCCAAAATTATTAAAGATTTATATAAAAAATATTCATATACCTATCAAGATACAATTTTGTTAAATAATATATTTTTATCTGGATGTTTTTTTATTTTATTTATTATATTATTTTTAATTGGAAGGAAATATTCTAGATTTTTAAAAAAATAAAATTAAACTTATAATAACTGTAAACTAGGGGAAAGTAAAAAGGACCCCAGAAATATATTTAGTAAAATAAAATTATTCAATTAAGGAGAATCAACTAGTAACTACACTAAATATTTGTAGACACGTGGGTTCTCATCTAGATAATGTAGCAATAGGTAGATCTTGTTTTTTCAATAAAAAAATATAAAAAGTGTATAGCTTGTTATATTTTATTCACCGCATGTATGATAGTGGTAGGTAGATCTTGTTTTTTCAATAAAAAATATAAAAAGTGTATAACTTGTTATATTTTATTCACTTCATGTATGCTAATAAAAATAATTATAAATATCCGTTTTAATTCGTTAGTCTTCTAATAAAACAAGAACTACCTACTACTAATGTATGAATAAAAATAATTATAAATATCTGTTATATTTTCATGGTATTCTGTTTACCTAGTGGTAAGTTATAGTAATAGTTATAATAAAAAATTGTTTTATATTTAATAATAATATAATATAATAGGGAGGTGATATAATTATTAATGTGTGTAATTTTTTTTACAAAAGTGAATGGTAAAAATATACTATTTAAAAATAGAGATAGACAATATAAAGCAAGCGTTCAAATCGTCCATGAAATACGCAACGGGACAGAAATTGTTTATATACATGATACAGAAACCGGCTGGATTGAAGGAATAAACGAACATGGGATAGGAATTATAAGTAGCACGTTTGGTAAAACAAAAACGGTTAAAAATGATAAAAAATCTAAAATAAATTATATGTATCATGATAATTCTTATGTTGATAAATTGTTATATTGGAATAATGATGATGATCCTGATGATGATTCTGATCCTGATGATGATGATAGTAATGTTAATGATGAAACCGTAAAAGTTAGTGATTTAATAAAAGGCCAACAAATATTAAATGGATTGACGGGTGCAAATATATCAAGTGTTATTCAAAAAATATTAAAACCTATTAAAAAAAAATCCTATTTGGAAGGTCATACTATCGTTTGTTCTAATAAAAAATGTTTTCACATCGAGCATAAAAAACAAAGAAAAAATATGAAAAATAGCGTTCCATATATTATAAATGAAATTGAAAATAAAGAGGTGTTTACAAATCATGGGACGTATTTTTCAGAAGAAGGGTGCACAAGTGGAGTTAAAGGGTTGTCTTCTATGTTAAGAAAAATAATTGCGCGGAATGAATTAGAAACATGTAAAGTTGAAAATGAAGAGCAACTATTTCAACTTATGAATAAAAATTATAGAAATGTAAACCCCCTTTTTCATGTGTATAGAGATGGAACTGAAACTCTTTTACAAAAAATCATTAGATTATCTGGAATTATATCCCCTCACCCAATAACAAAAACATTATCACAAATGTTGTTAAACCTTAATGAAAAAGAATTAATTTATAAATATGATGCAGAACATAGTATATTTTTTGGAATTAAAAATATGTTACCAACATTCTATATACCTCGTGTAAAAATACGAGTAAACCAAACATTTAAAACGGACAAGATTGTTGATGTGACATTAGAACCAAAAGTTATTCAATATTTATATAACAAATACTCATATACCTATAAAGATTCAATTTTGTTGAATAAGTTATTTTTATCCGTTGTTTTTTTAACTTTATTATTGATATTATTTTTAATTAGAAATAATTATTCTCGTTTTTTGAAAAAAAAATTAAAATAACAGTCGTTCAGTTACAAAAAAATAGATATATATCTATTAATTTTTCAAGGGCTTAAATGTATATTTTCTATATGTAATAATATTATACAGTATATAAAAATGATGCGTTTATTAGTAACTGTTGCTTTAATTCTCTTTCAACCTTGTTATTCATATATGAAAAAATTTTTCAATAACTGGCATTGTGTAGGAATCAAAGAAAAAATAGATTTTTCAAAACCATACAAATTCAACATAGGTGAACTACCGTTGGTTGCATGGAAAAACAAAGAAAATCAACTCATAACAACTCTAAATATATGTAGACATATGGGTTCTCAACTGGATAATGGTATTGTTACCTCCAATGGATGTTTGAAATGTAAATATCATGGTCTAGATTTCTCTCACGATGACCGTTTTGGAGAAACAATGGAACACGAAGGAAAAATTTTTTGGTCTTATCAGCCAGTGAATAAGATGCCACATAAAATCCCCTTTTTTCATAATCCTAATTATGTATCTTCGCATTTACAAATAGATATGCATGCATCATTGCCCGATAGTGCATTCAATACCATGGATTTGAGACACCCAGAATACGTCCATAAAGTCGGTTTTGGAAGCACATTGCTTCCTACAAACATAACACAATATAAATTCAAAGACCGAATTGGTGTTGCATTTGAGTATCAGTCAAATTCAATTATGAAAACATTGAACGATAATATGCAAATTACACACAACTTTCACATGTATATTTATCCAACATTTACATGGTCCAGAGTATCATTTGGTGACAAACACTTGATTATTGCAGTAAATTTGTTGCCATTGGAAAACAAGAAGACACGATGGTTTGTGACTATATGTCACAACTATTACACATCTCACGTCCAGCAAAATATTATGAAAGGTATGGCAATGTTTATTTTAAGTCAAGATTATTTTCAAATGAAAAATCAGTATCCTGAAAATAAACTAAAAGCTGCCGTATTATTCAATCACATCTTCAAGGATGAAGATATAATATTGTGGCTTCGCGATGAGTTTAGGGATTATAAATTTCCTGACACGAATACTTGTTTAGACTTGTTTACCGAATACAATGCAAATAGACAGAATAGACACAATCCATAAATGATTTAAAGAATTGTCAATATAATAGATTAACTTGGCGCGATATAGACAACCTTTATTTATTTATTTATTTTAACTTATAATGCAATATGCTGATGACTATTTTCATCCTTCTAATCAACGTGACGAAGTTATAGATGTTCGTGGAAAGGATAAAGGGAAATATAGTACGAAACGTATTTCAATTCCATTGACTCCAAAGAAAAATGTACTGGATGATTATGAAAATAAAAATCTTTGTATTTTTCAGTTACCTATGGAAAGTGGAAGAAAAAAATATCAGGTAAAGTGTTATAAATCAGGAGGTATAAATACATATATTGTAAATGCGGTTACTGGAATTCAAACTAGACATTTGGTTGGTTCTGGTGGTGAATCACAATATTTCAAGGTTCGAGATACAGTAAGAGGTGTGGGAAGTACGTTTTATTATGAGTCACCAGAGGCATATGAAAGACATATGAATGTAGTATTGTCGAATGAAACAAAGAATAGATGGTTAGAAACCCGTTCCATGTAAAAATAAAAATAAATGAATTATGTATTCTTATATAATTCATTTATTCTTCAAATATACTGATTTGTTCGTCATTTAATTCTACATATTCATCTTCTTTGGAATGTTTTTCTAAAAATCGTAGCGTGCGCTGTATATCTAATTTAGAAATATCATATTGCTCTGTTATTTCATTTATTACATCTGGTTGAAGTAATTCATTTTTATGATTTATAAAAAAAGTAAAAAGGTCTTTTTTATCAAATCCAAATTCTTGGCACATTTTTTGCAAGAATACATAATTATTATATTCTGTTGAATATTTGCATAATACTTTGGTAAATCTTACATCTTTTCCATATTGAAACGGAAGTGAAACCGCAACATCATCGCAGCTCACTGATTTTTTTTTTTGTTTTTTTGCCCGTTTTTCCAAAAGAATAGGCAATTGAGTATGAAAAAGAGTATTGTTTTTAAAAGTTTTGATAATAGAACTCATCTCATTAAATTGCCATATTTGTTTTTGAAATGTGATTCTATCTGTATAATCTGCAAAACACATATTATCCAACATTTCCAAATAAAGAGGTAATGAATCCTGTAATTTTATTTTATTTTTAGTAAAAACATCTACAACGTTTTCATGCCATAATAATCCAACAACTGTTCTATCTGTTTCATTCATAACAGATGCATGTTTTTCGAGTGAAACTGGTGATTTGAATAAATCAACCATGATATTTTTGGTATCATCATTGTATGATTTTAACTGAAATAAAGAATCATTATTCTGATTCAATATACTCTCTATATTTAATTCGGCATTTTCTTTTATAATATTATATAATTGTTTTAATTTCCTCAAATCCCCCTCTATAAAATACACCATTTTATTTCTTGTTTCCTCATTATATTTTTCAAATATAGACAATGGTTTCATGATATTTTCTATTTGCAATGAAGATGGGCTTTTCAATTCAAATGTGTAGCATACCTTCATAAGTTCTTTAATTTTTTTATCATTTGAATTCTCTCCTATACAAATGATGGGATTAATTGTCATTTCTTCATTTTTCTGTTTTTTTGTTTTTTTAGGTCTGATGAGTTTTATCAACGAAGTTATACATTCTTTGTCGCCATTATTAATTCCATCCATTTCATCCATAACAATTGCAATACGTTTGATTTTTTTATGAAATAATTGCAAAATGCTTTTATCAGTAGAATTGTGTTTTGTTATAGACTGTATAACTGATTTATTTCTCACATCACCTGCGTCATATTTAATTACATCGTAATTCATATTTTTTAAAAGATGTGTAACAAAATGCGTTTTTCCGCATCCAGGGTTTCCATAAATATAAATTCCCTTCTTAGAGTTAAGACTGGGTTTATTCGATTCAAAATTAGTTAAAATATCGGCAATTTCTTTATAAATATCTTCTCTCTGCAATATGACATTTATATTTAGTTCGTCCATATTCTTTGTATATTTTTGTTTTTATACTTTTTTAACGTATGCTTTATTTTAAATATCTCCATTTCTTTTTTACATTTAGTAGAATTAATGTCTAATGCCAAACATGATAAAAAGTGAAAATAATTTGGATATACTATATTTTTATATACATATCTTCCTCCATTCCATGATTTTATATTTTCTCTCATATACAATTTAAACAAGAATGAATAATCTTTACGAAGCATCATTCGTATAAATGATTGAAATCGTACTCCTCTTATTTTATTATGCAATAAATAGTGGTGTCTCTTATAATTTTCTTTATTTAATAACATTAATACGTGCGGCGATATATATGAATAGATGATTCGTTCAACTTCTAATGGCACTTTTTTTACATTATGAAGATTTAGACCCATTTATATATGGAGATGTTTTAAATTTTTTTGTAAATTTATATTATATTTCTTTATCTCCTTATTCTCACATCCCATGTTTTATGACAGTATATTATCTGCATTAGACGGTGGTGGTAAACATGGATTTTGGACTCCATAGGTGATTCCATCCCAACTAACTTTTTTTGTTGTAGCCCAATTATATTTTTTACAAAGTGCACCATCTCCTACATAAGGCGCGACTGCAAAATTCATATGATTCGTTGATTTTCCTGTATTATCTTTTTGTAGATTCCATACACAGTCGCTTCCATTACCTTCGGGTGAATCATCTAACCAGTAATCAGGACATACACCAATCATTGGTGGCCACTTCTCCTTTTTGGATGCATACGTGAGAGAAACCCCGACAAATACAAGAATTAATATAAGAACAATTAAGGCAATTGCACCAATTCGAAATTGAAAACTTGCCATTTATTTTATAATTTTGTTTATAATAATATATTATATAATTATAAGATAAAAAATATTCACATAATAATATAAAATGAATTCTAGATATGTTCCTAATATAAATCCTACCAATATAAACCCATCTAGTTCCCTCTCTCAACAATATCAATATAGCCAAGATTCTAGCATTTATCCACCAGCAAATAGCCAAGAATCCGCAAAAAATAATGGGCGTGTTAACATTCAAACGCCTAATATTAACTCTCTCTTTAAACTATATGATAAAATCCCTGCAAAAGAATGCACCACGTACCGCAATGCTGTTGAAGGAATATTAGAAAAAAATATTCTCTCTGACACTTATTTTTCCGAGGCGAATATAAAAATTCTCCAAGACAGTATTCGTGCAGGTGTATATGAAAAATCTAATAAACAATATATAATTGCACCACAAGATTGCGACGCCTTGAAAACAGTTATGCGAAGTATTTATTTACAATATGGTGCAAATAGAAAGACTAAAATTGCCGAACAAATTCGCGACTTGAATAAAATGGTTCTTGACTACTGCATTCCCCAAGTATATAGTGAGGCCCAAGGTTACATGATATATCTCAAAGATGCAAGCACCATGTATGTTCCAATGCCTCATCCAGTCATGGCACAAGATAGAGATAAATTGTTGGAACTCAAACCTTGGTTTTAGTTTTAGTATATTATGATAATTATTGTATTAATATAATATATATTGAAATTTAGAAAAACAAATGAAGGAGAACAAAACCCGTTATATTTTTGTGGGTGCGTTATTTTTATTTGCTTTTATAATAATTGTAATTTTCATACAAAACAAGAAAGAGGGTCTAATAACTTCTACATTGACATCAACGCCTACGCCGACACCGACGCCAAAACTATTATATCGTAACAGTCTTGTATCACCTACACCAAATCTACAACAACACCCAGATTTAGAAAAGGCATATAACAAAATAACCAATGTTTATGATAGTATTACAGACCCTGTATTCAAAAAACAATTTGCTGGATATTTAATTGCTATTATAAAAAGAAGTGGTATGTATACATTTGAAACATACAATCGTGATGAACGAGACTCAGAATCATTAGTTAAACTTCATCCTAAATTAGCGGAAGCTTATATTCCTATAACAAGTACATATATGAGTATTAAGGACGAAAAAAGTAAAATAGCATTTGGTCCAAATTTGATTGATATAATTAAACAAAGTTCCATGTTTACAGAAGAAAGTAATATGGTTTTACAGCAAATGGATTATAATCAAGACAAAATTGTAAAAAGACACCATCCATTATTAGATGAAGCATACAAACATGTAGAACTAGTCTATAATCGTTTTGACGAATTATTTCCCGACTCTACATATAAAAATTATTTTGCAAGTGATTTGATAACTGCAATTAAGGAAAGCCCTATGTATAAGGACAATAGTTACAATGAGTCTAATATTGCTGGCGCAACTTTGTCCCAATTCATGTAAAAATAAATTATTTACGTATTATATTATATGGCTGAGTCAAACAAACCGGAAAATGACCTAAATATATCTAATATACTTGATGATGATGATGATGATGATGATGATGATTCCGGGCATGAACATGATGATGATGATTCTGTTCTTTTTCGTGATTTACGAGATTTTGATAATGATAATGAAGAAGAAGAATCTAATAATAATTCTTCCGCACATGAATTAGGAACAAATAATTCTTCTCTTTTTTCCGAGTTGAATTCAAATAGTGTTGCAAGTACTATTCCATCTCAACCTGAATCTGTTAGTGGTATTGGATATTTGTCGTCGACAAATAATACTAGCGTTGGTCCAGATTTTTCTAGGAGTGATAATACAACAATGTCATCATTACATTCAATGTCAGGTATTAGTAGCCTTTCTTCTTCTTCTGCAAGTAATCCATCTATCGCGCTAGAAGTTACTCACGATTCTGGCATTACAGATACATCTAGTGATAATATAGGTGGTGGCCGTGGTAAACATAAATTGTCAAAAAAACGACATTCTACTACAAAAAGAAAACGGCGTCTACAACACAAGTCTGTGCGAAAATCAAGAAAGAAAAAACACAATAAAAAAACATTAAAAAAAACAACAAAAAGAAAGAGAAAATCTACTAAATAATTGGCTTTATTTTATTATCACAATTCAATAATAAAATAAAAAATATTTTATCGCCTATGCTTTTTATGTGTTTGTTTTTGGTTTTTACGTGAATGTCTGTGTAAGGTTCTTCTGTTTCTCCTTCCACCCACAATTCGTCCTCGATTAGGAGTATCATCAACTTTTTCACTAGAATATTCAAAATCACTAACACCTGCTGGTGACGCAGGTGCTGAAACATGAGGGGTACCTGGTACCGCATCTATGTCATCATAACTACATACTCTGTTACATCTCACAAGGGGTCCATTATCAATATTTGTAAACGTATATTGAATATTTGATAACCACCACCTTTTATTGAATTCTTGTGTATGAAATGTATCTCCACAATTAAATGCAATATTTGGATTTGCAGTTACATATTGCAAAAGAGTAAGATTATCATTTCCTTGGTCATTGCCAACATTATACAAAGGCATTGTACTATACTATATTATACAATATACCAACATTTTTTTCAAATAATTTCAAGTAGTACCTTTTTTTCAGCTGACTGTTTATGCTGTTTAATTATTGTCTTTTTCTTCTTGGATTCACCTGACATTGAATTGGTTCTCTCTTCTACGTATTTTTCATAATGAACTTTCAATACATCCAATTCATTCAACCACATTTGTTGAATAGTTGTGTTTTTAATTTGTTCTAATTCTGCCTCTTTATCTCCTCGTTCTTTCATCAATTTATTAACATTCTCTTGGGTTACACTATCCATCGGCATTTTTGTCAAATACTTGAACTCTGAATCATTTTCATTTTCTAAAATATCATATCCCTTGGAAATCAACATATCAATCACATGTTGTTTCGTCTTTTTACGCAAGTCAACAGAATCATCCAATACTTCTTTTATATATTTTGCCTTGTTGGAGAGAACAATCAACTCTTTTGTCAATACATCAATCATATGATTTTTACGCTTTTCATAGAGTTCTAATCTCGTCACTGAATAGTCATCAATAATTTCCTGGACGGAATCATATTTTTTCAATTTATCATTGGCGTCAAACAGATGCATATTGGATGTGGATGCGGTTGTATAGAGTCCAAGCATCTTTTCCAATCCATTGCAGTTTGAGTGTTCTGTGGGTGTTGTCTCTAACTCCTCTAACTTCCCCTTTGCAAAAGTGATGGTAAAATCCACTGTTGTGTCTTTACTCATATCATCGTAGTCTTTTATAATTGGTGTGGTCTTTTTACCTGTTTTATCAACAGAGTCGGTGCATGATTCAAGAAATTCCTTGAAATTCTCCGTCCAATATCCAACAGGCAACTCTGTAACGCGTATTTTATCTGTTGCCAGTTTTTCATATTTTCCTTTTATCAAATACTTTTTTGTATTTGCATTTGTATTTGCATTTTTAGCACTTGTATTTTTGGAATCACCAAGTAACTGGATAGACCCTTTGAATCCTTCATAATATGGTCTAAAATCATATACTATTTGCGGTTGCAGTTGCTGTTGCGATTGTAATTTATCCCTCAAATAACGAATAATTTCTAGGGGATGATAACACAATATTTCTGTGCTGAATCCAGTTCCAATTCCCTTTGTGCCATTCACTAATACCATGGGTATAACAGGTGAATAATACAATGGTTCTACTTGTTGTCCGTCATCATCCAAATAGTGCAATACGGCATCATCTTGTTGTGGAAAGAGAGAGCGAGTAATCTTATTCAAGTAGGTGAATATATATCTTTCTGACGCACTATCTTTTCCGCCTTGCAAACGTGTGCCAAATTGTCCGCTGGGAACAAACAGATTGATATTATTAGAACCTACAAAGTTTTGTGCCATGCCGACAATTGCAGCATTTAAACTCGCTTCACCGTGATGGTAACCTGAATGTTCGCTGACATAACCACTGAACTGTGCGACTTTTATTTCACTCGTCAAGTTTTTCTTGAATGCTGCAAATAGAATCTTTCGCAAACTTATTTTTAGTCCATCCATTAAATTGGGAATACTACGGTCACAGTCATACTTGGAGAAGTGTATGAGTTCCTTGTTAATGAATTCCTCATATGTTACCATTTCTTTGGTCGTATCCAAATAACTTTCTCTCTCATATACCTCCAACCAGTCTTTTCTATCATCCGCGCGTTTTTTATTGAATACCATGTCAATCGCATTGTCACTTTGTTGTCCGTTGTGTTGAAATCCAACAATCTTTTTTTTCTCAAAATATTCTCGAAATTCTTTACCTGTACTTGTTCCCAAACCCTTGTAATATTTAATATTCCATCCTTTTATTGTGGATGCTTGCGCTTGTTCCTTGGTCCAAGCCTCATACTCACCATTGTTATAAAACACCAATTCTGTATTACCTTTTTTTGCTTTTAAAATGGGTGTATTCATAAATCCAATAAAACCAGGAATATGACATAAACTCGCCCATTCACTTTGGAAAAGATTAATTCCTAGACCTTTTATGTGACTTCCATCCAAATCTTGGTCCGTCATGAATAAAACCTTACCATAACGGAGTGACTTATAAACATCTTCTATCGTTTTATATTCTTTACCCGTTTCCAGTCCCAAAATCTTCTTGATTTCGGCAATCTCTTTGTTTTCTGTTATTTTTTTTGTCGTTTCGCCGCGCACATTTAGAATTTTACCCTTCATAGGATAGACACCAAATGTATTACGGTCATCAGACGAAAGTCCAGAGACAATACCTGCTTTTGCGGAATCACCCTCACAAAATATGATGGTACAATGTTTAGATTTCTCTGTTCCCGCCCAATTTGCATCAATCAATTTAGGAATACCGCGAATATTTTTTGTTTTTACACCATCGGTCTTTTTTGCCGCCTTGTTTTCCTTTACTTCTGTCAAAGCACACGCCGCATCCATAATACCCATTTTTGCCAATTTTTCAATAAACTTGTCTGAAACCGTACACGTTGACCCAAATTTGGAAGAGGGTGTATTCATGTAATCTTTTGTTTGACTATCAAATGCAGGATTTTCAATATCACAGCGCAAAAACAGAATCAATTGTTCCTTGATACTATTTGCATTTACTACGACTTTCTTCTTCTTTTCGATAAAGGCGACAAGTTTACGAGTTATTTGATTTAGAATATATTCCACATGTTTGCCTCCTTTGGTTGTTGAAATACCATTTACAAAAGATACTTGTTGAAATTCATGTGTTGGAGAGATTGCTGCGGCATATTCCCAACGACCATTTTCAGTATCTTCATATGCACGTGGTGCAACTTCTTTTGCACCAATATAGAGGTCTACATATTGTTGAAAATTTTTCACAGGAATTGCATGAGAATTGTATTTAACTTTTAATGACTTGTCGGTAACTGCTGCAATATCATAAATGCGTTTTTTGAGGAGCGAAATCATATCTGCGGAGAGACCTGCGGGAATACCAAGTCTAGCATAATCTGGTTTGAAAGTGATTTTAGTATAGGGTTTGGCTTTTCCCGATTTAGTAATAACAGGTTTGCCAATTTCACTCAAATTATTTGAAAATGTTTGTGTATACTTCAATCCACGAATATGATCTACGGTTTCAATAGAACCCGCAGTAGACCAAATTAAAACTAATTTAAACCCAAAACCATTTTTACCTCCTACAATCTTTTTTTCAGTCTTGTCGTAGTTTGTACTTGTTCTCAAATGCCCGAAAATCAATTCTGGAATCCAAACATTGTATTCAGGATGCATTGCAACATCAACTCCATTTCCATCATTTATCATGACAATTGTTCCATCTTCGCGAATGTCAATATCAATATATGTTACAGGTAGTGCATTTTCCGTTTTATTTAGGATAGCTTGTTGCATTCTTACAAAGTGATCCCTGCAATTTACAATACCTTCATCAAAGAGTTTATACAATCCGGGAATATAGAGAATATTTTTTAAAGTGATTTTATTTTCACTTTCAATTCCACTATTTGTATTTGTAAGTATATACAGGTCACATTCAACTTGTTCTATTGAACCAATGTATGTATCTGGATTATGCAATATATGTTCTGTGTCTGTTTTTTGTTGATATTTAGATGCCAATGTCTCATTTTCTAGGGATGTCATTATTTCGATTCTTCTTTTAATAGACTAGGCAATTAGATTAAGGTTAGTTGAATGTTTCTTTTTATATTTATATTATTTCTTATCAATTTTATTGTTGGATAAATATAATAAATGTGCGATTATAAAACAAGCAACCCTTTTCAACATATTTGTCCTGTTCCAAGAGTAAATGGATTTAGTTATATGAATATGACACAACAACAGTTATATAATAAAACGTCCAGTAAAAAATGTACGGTGACTAAGAACATTTCCATCAACGGAAATCAAAACATTAGTAAAAAAATGAGCGTGGGACATTTTTTATACACTAGTCCGGCATCAGGAAAAACTACTACTTTTATTTCGCAGCCAGAATTAAAAGAAGGTCGTCCCGGAGGAAATATTAAGGCGCCCAAAAATAAATATTAATTTTTTTCATTTCTTTTTCATCTTTTGATTTATTTCTTTTTTTTATTTCTTTTTCATCTTTTTTTTATTTCTTTTTCATCTTTTGATTTATTTCTTTTTTTTGATTTTATTTTTTTTGTTTGTATACTATATAAATAGTATGACTCGTGTTTCTCGTGCAATTCGTGAAAAGTATGACACTTTAATTGGTTCCAGAGCACAGGTGTGGAATGGAACTTGCTACAAGACTAGTGGTGGTTTAACCAAACATGATTTGTTCCAGAATAAACACGGAAGAATTGTTAGCAAGTCTAAACATAATACTGCTAAAAAAGAAAAACGTTTATTGAAGGCTGGTTATGGTACAAAGAAAGGAAAGTTTGGATATGTTAAACTTGATGGTAAAACTAGAAAGAGACGCAGAAAATAAATGAAATTATACATCTTTGAAAAGGTGTAAAATACACAAATAACAAGGATAAAATACAAAATAATATGATTATTTATGTCATCATATTATTGATTATCGCAATTTATGTACCCACGTATTCCTTCTTGACCGAATGTATTGCTGAATAAAACATTACGTACAAAGTATTTAACATAAGGTGATATAACCATTTTATATTTATTTTTTCGTATATTATCCAGTAAAATAAAATCTTCTATTGAATTTGAAATAAACTTTATATCTTCATCAAAAATTTTTTTTTTCATAGCAAAACTAATACCAACTTCACATTCAATGAAATTGGTTTGATCTATTCTTGGGAAAGCACCATGATTAAAATCATACATGCGAAATATAATAGTGTCTAACTCCGGCATCAATTCCAATTCTTTGTAAAAATATTCTAAATAATTGTATGAAATTGTATCATCGTCGTCTAAAAAGGCAATCCATTCGGTGTCAACCCGTTTCATTCCAAAATTTCTTACATCCCCAGCACTGTTTTTACTTTGACCTAATTTATCACATTTTACAATTGTTATTCTTTCATCCATTGATTCTAGTATTGGTTCTATTCCATCAAAAATAATAATAGCTTTCCAATTTGGTATAGTTTGTTGTAACAAACACTCTATTGACTGGTGCAATGTTTCTCTCCCAATAGTAGGAATAATAAAGGTAACTGTAACTTTATTTAAATTTTGGTCCATTTAACTTTATCTATACATATACATATATATATAAATGAAAACTTTTACGAGAAAAAATAGGTCTATTCCGATACGTTATAATCCCAAGTCACTTACTCATAAAGACCGAAAAAAACAGTATAATATGATAAATAAATCAAGACGTCTGTATAAAAAAGGTATTTACTACACCCGTAAAAAAGTAAAATCATTCAAGTCAAAGGTATCATCTCATATTTTACGTGCCAAAAAAATATTCCATGTAAATAAAATAGGCGCAACAAAAGAATTGTCTAAACGAACAGGTTGTTCGGTATCTGCACTCTCTAATATTATTCGTAAAGGCCAAGGTGCTTATTATTCATCGGGTTCAAGACCAAACCAAACGGCGCACTCGTGGGGAGTTGCGAGATTAGCAAGTGCGATTACGGCTGGAAAGGCTGCATTAGTCGATTATGATATAATAAAAACGGGTTGTAGAAAAAGTGGAAAAACGAGAAAACTTGTATATAAAAAATATAATAAATAAACGCATTTGTTTTTTCACATAAAATGATTTAAAGATTTTATGTGAAAAAATATATACATGTCTAAAAATACAATTGAATATATAAATTCCAATGTTTTAACAATTAAAACGGTGCAAATAGCACCATTTAGAACTCTTATGACTGCATTAAAAGATATTTTATTGGAAACAAATATCACTTTTTCAAAAGATGGTATTCGTATTATTAATATGGATAAGTCGCATACAATTCTCGCACATTTACATCTAGCCGCAGAGAATTTTGAATTATATGAATGTAAAAAGGAGAAAATTATAATTGGCGTAAACATGTTTCATTTGTTTAAACTTATTAATTCTATTGATAATGATGACACCTTGACTATTTATATTGAAAATTCGGACTACAATGATGGTATTGTTTCGCATTTGGCTTTGAAATTTGAAAATGGAGAGATTAAACAATGTAAAACGCAAAAATTGCGACTAATAGAACCAGAATTGGAAGAGTTGGAATATCCAGATGTTACATTTTCTTCTGTTATAAATTTACCTTCTGCTGACTTTCAAAAAATTGTTCGCGACTTGTCGTGTATTTCAGAAAAATTAGAAATAAAATCTGTTGGTAATGAACTTATATTTAAATGTTCGGGTCAATTTGCTTCTGCTGAAATTCATAGAACCGAGTCGGATGGAAATATGGAATTTATCATGAAACAAGATTCTTCAAAAATTATCCAGGGCGAATTTTCATTGAAAAATTTGGGATATTTCATTAAATGTACGAATTTGTGTTCTCAAATAGAATTATATTTAGAAAATGATTTACCTCTTGTTGTCAAGTATGATGTGGCTAGTTTGGGTAGTATAAGATTATGTTTATCATCTATTCCTGCATAAGTTGAATATGTAGGTATTTGTTACTGAGATAATTGTGCGTAATACTAATATTTTTTATATTTATTGTAATATAAAAATATGAATGAAATAACCTGGGGACCTGGGGCAACCATTGTATCTGCTTTTATGATAAATATTAATTATAGACAAGATAGAGATTATTCAAAATATATAGAACTAGCACGACCATTATTATCTGCGCCAATTAATAAAGTTATTTTTATAGATAAAACTATATTTAATGATTTCATTCCATTTATAAATGAGAACACAACAATTGTTCCTTTTGTAAAAGAAAGCAATTATTTGTATCAATATATCGATGAAATAGATAATTCTAAATTGGAAACAAAAAATCCTGAAAAAGATACAAAAGAATATATGTTTACAATGTGTTATAAAACTGAATTTGTTAGAAAGGCGATGATAATGAATAATTATGGTGCATCTCAATTTATTTGGATTGATTTAGGAATAAAACACATGATTCGTGTTAACAGCGACGAAGAATTTATTGAAAAAATTATGCGCCTTAAATATTTAGAGTATCCAGTAAATGTAAGAATACCTTGTATTTGGAATCCGGATTATATATATCAAGTAGATTTGTATAAGGATATTTGTTGGTATTTTGCCGGAAGTATATTTGGTGGAAATATCAAATCATTGACAGAATTTGCAGATTTAACAAAAAAGGAATGTTTACAAATGATTAAACAACATAAACAATTAGTGTGGGAAATAAATATTTGGCAGTTAATTTATAAACTAGACCGTTGGAGATTTTTATATTACATTACTACTCACGATAATACTATATTAGATATGTATTAAGGTTAACTCTATTATTTTACTCTGGTGTTACTATATGAGTATATGAGTAAAACATTATGTATATTTTGAAGTATTTTTAAAATATATATATATAAAATGGCAAACAAAAGTTATCAGAACTACCTGGAGTCTATCAGAAACTGCCAGAATAGACCCTGTTTACCATTGCCGCCATGCCCTGCGCCAGTTCCACCCGGCCCGCCTGGTCCACCTGGACCACCTGGTGATTTAGGTCCACCTGGACCTGCTGGTGGTGAAATACTGTATTTTAATGCATTATCTGTTACAGAAATGTCATATAATATTTATAGTTTTTATGTTGTGGATACATCTTTAAATCTCTCATCCAACGCAGAGTTCACTGTTCCATTGCAATCTGCAAATATTTTTGGTACACCTGTTCCCCCTGTTCTAACTGCAAATCAGCCTAACATACAATTTGAGATTAAACCAAGCATATATGCTTCAACACCTATCATTGCACCTGGAACTTGGGACGTCCATCTTTGGGCTAGTAGTAGTTTAATAAATAATACATCGGGTGTTTCTATTACTTTGTCTTGGTCTTTATACAAGTCTACACCAACTGGCGGTTTTAAAAAAATATGTGTCGACGTCACTCCGGTAATTATAAACAATAATAGTTGCAGCGATACGTGTGATTCAACAGAGGTCATTATTCCTGGTATAATAAGAAAGACGCATTTTTTGGATCCTGGAACAAAGTTATTTATTAGTGTTGTCGCAAATCTTGTTTTACCAATGAATTTTTTGACTTTGGGTAATTTTCCTGCACCAACTGTTACATTGTATTTTAATGATAAAACGACTCCTGCATATGTTAGAACAACATTTCCTTGTGTTGGGGGAGGCGGAGGTAATGCAAATGTGGATTTATCCAAAGCGGGATACGGACAAATTCTAGTGAAAGATGAAACACCTGATAATAGTGGTAATGTTGCTTATTCACCTAGTATACGAATAGATATATGTGGAAATTTAATTCCTAATGTTGATGCAAGTTTTAGTTATATTGATCGTGATGAAGGAACATATATTGATACTGGAATAGATATAGGTGGTAGCGACCATAGATTTAACAATTTATGGGTAGAAGTAATTCATGCAAAATACGGAAGAATAGAAACTATAACTGCATTACCTGGGTCTGTTTTTTTAGCACAGGCTAATAGTACCGAACCTGGCGGTGCATTGCATTTACAAAGTTCGGTACCCGAGCAAGGTATAATCAACAGTGGTGGAAATGCATTTATGACCGTAGCAACAAATGTAATAGATGGAAAACCAATAGATACGCTTTATCCTTCTAGAAATGATATTCCTTCAACAAAAACAGGTAAAGAAGAACTTGCAGGTATTGAAGTTGGACGTGTTATAGCTGGTGCATTTTATCCGGATTTTTCTGGTAATGTTCCAAGTCAAGATGGTGTGTGGAATGACCCTAGTTGGAATACGCCAGGTTCAGATTATTATATTGATACAACTACAAATGGTATCGCACAGACTGATTATTTGCGAGGGTTAGATGCATCATTTACACCATACGTACAACTTGGTTATGGTGTACTTCATTGCGATGTTTCTGGAAATACGCCGGGAGAAGGAAATGCTACTCCGAATATGTATTTAACTGATATTTTTGGAAATAATAGAACATATTTTGGTGCAGGAGCGGTTGGTCCTCCTGGTGAAAATGGTGCAACGGGTGCAACTGGTGCTACTGGTTCTATTGGTGTAACCGGCGCAACTGGTGCTTCTGGAACAAGTGGAGCCACCGGTGCTTCTGGTCTAAGTGGTGCTACCGGTGCAATTGGTATAACTGGTGCAACAGGTGCTTCTGGAACAAGTGGAGCTACCGGTGCTTCTGGTCTAAGTGGTGCTACCGGTGCTAGTGGTTCTATTGGTGTAACTGGTGCAACCGGTGCTTCTGGAACAAGTGGCGCCACAGGTGCTTCTGGTGAATCTGGTGCAACAGGTGCTACTGGTTCTATCGGTGTAACTGGTGCAACCGGTGCTTCTGGAACAAGTGGTGCCACAGGTGCTTCTGGTGAATCCGGAGCAACAGGTGCCATTGGTGTAACTGGTGCAACAGGTGCTTCTGGAACAAGTGGCGCCACAGGTGCTTCTGGTGAATCTGGTGCAACAGGTGCCATTGGTGTAACTGGTGCAACCGGTGCTTCTGGAACAAGTGGAGCCACAGGTGCTTCTGGTGAATCTGGTGCAACAGGTGCTACTGGTTCTATCGGTGTAACTGGTGCAACAGGTGCTTCTGGTGAATCTGGTGCAACAGGTGCCATTGGTGTAACAGGTGCAACTGGTGCTTCTGGAACAAGTGGCGCCACAGGTGCTTCTGGAACAAGTGGCGCCACAGGTGCTTCTGGTGAATCTGGTGCAACAGGTGCCATTGGTGTAACTGGTGCAACCGGTGCTTCTGGAACAAGTGGAGCCACAGGTGCTTCTGGTGAAT